GGAGCAGACGATCTGATTGGCCGCCGTCGCCCATGCCGCGTTGAATGAAGCGGCGGCAGCGAACGGCACCGTGCCGAGGGGAACCGAGCCGAGTGGTGTCATGCCCATGGTCAGGTCGAGATCCGAAGGGCGATCCACGGCCAGATGTTTCCTTGGGCGCTGGTGCCGGTGAAGATGCCTGCGTTCGTCGGCGCCGGCGACGTCGGAATCGTTCCCTGCGTCGCCGATTCGTAGATGATCCCGGGGTCCTCGGTCGCGTCAGTGCCGGTCGGGAAGTGCGGCTGCGGCATGGCGTACATGCGGCGCCCGGTCAGCGTGGAGGTCGACCCCTGGTTGACGTACAGGAAATACCAGCCCGGCGAAAGCACGATGGCGCCGCCGCTGAAGGTGAACGCCTGAATGCCGCTCGACACGGAACTGCTCGCTGCGGCAGCGAGCGCCGGCCCCTTCGGGCAGAAGTTGGTGTAGTCGCAGGGGAAGAGCGCGAAGTCGACGGTGACGGTCCCGCCGGCGCGCACCATGAACGCGTCCACCTTGCCGAAGAAGTCGTACTTCACCGGGAAGTAATAGCCCCGGTTGGCAGTGCCGGCCGACGTCGTGCCGGTCGTCTGCACCTGGTAGATGTTCGCCGGCAGCAGGTAGCGGTGCGACGAGTTGATGACCGTGTTCGCCTTACCCGGCATGATTACCGGCGAAGTCGCTGACGTGTGCAGCCCGGTCAGCAGGTACTTGGTGCCGGCCGCGAGTGAGGCCGCGGAGCCGAGCCGGGTCAGCGTCCCGCTGGCGTAGGTGCCGGTGATGAACGCGCGCACGAACGTGTTGGCGTTCGAGGTGAGGTAGCCGAAGCCCTCTTCGATCACCTTGCCCGGCGACACGGAGCCGTCGATGATCGTGTACGGCACGGGGATGTTGCCCCCGAACGGCCAGTAATCATTGACGCGCGGATACCCTGACACTTGGGAGATCGTGAGATTCCCGGTGCCCGTGGTCGTCGTGCTCTCGATGATGCCGGTGCCGTACACGCGCGCCCCTTACGCCCAGACGACCGAGACGAGCGTCAAGTCGTCCACCGGCATCGCCGGCGCTTCCTTGTCGGGGATCGTGACCGTCTGGTTGTGCTTCGCCGACTCGTTGCCGGCGGCGTCGACGAACGAGTATTCGACGACCACGTCGCCATTCGCCGGCCACGTGACCTGCGCCGTGAACTGGGCGCCGGGCGTGGTGTCGACCTCGGCCTTCTGCGTCCCGTTGACGTAGATCCGGGCCTTCGCGATGTCCGATTCCGGGCCGGTCGTGCCTTGCAGGGTGAGCGTGTACATCGTGTCCCTCAGTGGTAGGTGATCTGGACGAGCGTGAGCGCCGCACTCGGTGCTGCGGGCGGGGTGACGTCAGGCGCCGGCGCGCTGTAGTCGAAGTCGACGCACAGCCAGCGCACCCAGTAGATGACGTCGGCGATCGAGCCAGCAGGGATGCCGCGCGCGGTGAGGTAGGACGTGAGCCCGGCGTCGTCCCATGACCCCATCTCGGCGACGTTTGGATACCCGAGCTCGCCTTCGCCGCCGTGGCCGTTGGTCAGGTCCATCCCGGCGGTGTTGTAGGCCAGCAACCCGCGCGCGAGCTTCGCCTCGTCCGGATTCGCGGGATCAGTCGGCAGCCGCTTGGTGATCTCGACGTACTGCGATCCCGAGTCGTTGCCGAGGTGCAGGATGCGCCCCTCGAAGGCATCGTTCGCCCACGCGTAGTTCGCGCCGTCGACCAGGTGCCAAGGCCCGTTGCGCAGCACAGCGCCGGAGTTGAAGCCCCACGCGCCGCGGTTGACGCCGGCCGCGCTGTAGCGGAACGTCGAGTTCGCCCATCCGGACAAGAACACGTCGTCCACCGGGCCGCACGTGCCCTCGCTGTCGACGGTCAGGCCGAAATCCTGCGTCGAGCTGCTCGAGCTCGTCAGCGACAGGCTGCCGGCCGGCAGGAGCGCGATCGTGGTGACCGCGCCAGTCGCGAACGAATACTTGCGCAGCGCGTAGGTGTAGCGCTCGATGAAGACCAGGTCGCCGTTGCTGTCGAAATCGAACGACGACGGGCGGGTGATCGTGCACACGCCCTGCACGCCGTCGTGCATGCCCGCGCGCAACGTGGCCAGCGGGATAGAGGACGGCATCAGCCGCGACGGGATGCCGAGTTGCGCGTCCGTCTGCGCCGGGCCCGAGATCAGCACCTCCAACCCGGAGCCGTCCAGGTTCGCGCGCACAATGGCGTTGCCCTCGAAGCACGTGCCGTAGAGCCTGCCGTCCTGCTTGCGCAGGTTGATGTCCCACGGCCCGTTCAGAACACCCGGCGTACTGTCGGTGTTGCCTGCGAAGTGCACGACCACCGACTGACCGCGCGCGCTGACCGGCGTGTAGCCCACCGGCGGGAACTGGGCGATGGTCGGCCGCCCGGTCACGCTCGAGATGTCCGGATGCGACGGCCAGGCGTCGACGTACAACCAGCGATGGTTGAGCGTGTCGGCGACCCAGAACTCGAAGCCGTCGCGCGGATCGAACGAGCCGTCGGCCAGCCGCCGCGCCGTGCAGAAGCCCCACGGCTCGTGGAAGCGCTTGATGCCCGGCACGCGCGACCAGTCGCCGACTTGCTCCCAGCCCGCTTCCGGGTTCGCGCCGAGCGCGGGCTGCGTGACCCGCCAGCCGGCCAACGTGTTGATGTAGCCGTCGCCGACCTGGACGCCACCGGGGAACGGCGCCACGCCGGCGGGGAACGTGAACGAGTTCACCTGATGGTGCGCGAGGCGGCCATCGGTCTCCAGGAAGTAATCGCCCTTGTGCCCGCGCCGGCCGCGGATCTTGCACACGTAGCCAACGGTGGCCAAGCCCCGCGGGCCGTCGCGCACGACGAAGGTCGGCGGCTGCAGGCCGGCAGTGCGCCCCTGCGTCGACACCGCGTCGCCGTGGTAGCTGTACTTCTGCTCGCCGACGATGATGGAGTCGCCCGCGTCGGTCAGGAACCGGCGGCGGAACTTCACGTTGCGCTGGTGCACCTGGACGTTGCGCACCCACAACTGGCTCTTCGCCAGCAGCGTGCCGTAGTTCTGGATGTCGCGCGCCTTGAGCTTCGCGACGTACGGCTTGGCCGTCGAATACGGCACCAGCGCAACCGCCGGCACCTTCGGGTTGACATGCTCGATCTCGAAGCGATCGCGCGCGACCCACGAGTCCTGTACCGGCAGCGGCGCACCGGTATCGTTGACGACGAATGCCTTCGCGAGCACGTCCACGGTCACGCCCGGAACCTCGGGCTTCGCGAGGTGATGCCCATTCGGCGACTGCCAGGCGTACGTGTGATTGCCGCTCGCCGGCGTCACGAACTGCAGCGGGCCCGCCTCGGTCACCATGCGCGACTGCGCGGTGATCCAGGCTGCATCCGTCCCGCGCCACGTCCAGCTGACCGCGCGCGACGACCACACGAACGGTCGCCGGAACCGGTCGTAGTTGGATTGCTCGCCCGAAGGCGGCGTGATGGGAACGAGGTACATCGAGACTGGCCGGTACGCTTTCAAAAAGCCGGGGCGGTTGCGCGCCCCGGCAAAACCCACTACAGGGGAGAGATCAGTCGACCAGCGGATTCGCGCCCGAGTAGCGCGCGCCGTACAGGTTGTAGAGGACCACGACACCGCGCGACGCCGTCGCCGCGTGCCCCGTGCCGTCCAGGCGCACGCAGTCGAAGCCGTTCGCGCGGTCCAGTTGGTCGGAGTCGATGTCGATGATGTAGAGCGAGTCCTTGGAGTTGGTCGTCTGCGTCGTGAACGTGTCGCTGACGACCGCGGTCTCGACCATCGTCTTGCTCGCGCCGTAGTCCGTGTTCGCGAGCATCCGCGAGAAGGAGAGCGCCTTCTCGTTGGTGCCGGCGATGGCGGTCGCCTGCTTCAGCGTGATCGTGGAGCCGGTCACCGTGGTGCCGTCGGCGATCGAGATGACGATCTGCAGGCGGCGGAAGTTCTTCAGCGACACGTAGGTCGTGTCGCCGAGCGTGGAGGTCAGAAGCAGGCCGGCGGCCGCGACGATCGTCTTGCACTGCTCGTCGAGCCGGGCATTCAGGGATGCACTCATTGCCTTGTCCTTTCAGTGATTGCCGGATCGGCGGTTAGCGGGCTTCGAGCGTGACGAAGTGCGACAGCGTGTTGCTGCCGGACTTGCGCGCGATCGCGGACGAGAGCCACGGCTGGCCGTTCATGCGCAGCACGAAGCGGAACGCCGTCGTGTTGGTGTCGAAGAACAGGTGAATCGAGACGTCGCTCTTCACGCCGCCCGATTTCGTGACCGTCATGTACTGCGACAAGTCAGCCAGGACGATGTCGCCGAGGTCGCCGATCGGCGCACACGCCTCGGTCGGGACGATCGGACGGCCCCACAGCGTGCCGTAGGGCGAGCTGTTCGCCATCGCGCCCGGCGCGAGGTAGAGCGCGCCGGCACCGACGTTGGTCGTCGTGCCGTCGGTCACCGCGAAGCCGAGTTGCGGGATCTGCATCAGCAGGTCCTGGTTTACCAGCCAGACCGCATTCCGGAACGACTTCGCCGGCATGCGCGCGATCATCGCCGCGACGTTCTTCGCGTGCAGCGTGTCGGCAACCTGCGATGAGATCTTCGACACCGTGACCAGGCAGGGGGCGTTCATGATGCCCAGCGGCATGCCGGCGCCCGTGCCGTTGACGATGGCGTCCGACACCTTGAACGCGAGCTTCTCGCCGGCCTTGCGCTGCACGTACGCGCCCATCGCTGGGGCGTCCTCAAGCAGCTCCTCGGTCATCGGCACCAGCGCCGTCAGCCGGTGCAGCTTGGCGGTGAGTTCCTTGAGTTGCGGCTTCGACTGCGTCATGGTCGAGCCTTCACCGTCCCAGTACGCCTGGATGCCGCCGGTCGACTGGTAGGCCGTCGTCTCGTCGACGGGGAACGTCATGCTGTTCCCGCTGATCGGGTTCTGGTCGGTGCGAGACAGGAGGTCCTCGTCGTCCAGGACAAGCGACATGATCGCGGAGCGCCACTCGGGCGGGACCGCGAAGCCGCCGTCGGCGCCGACGCCTTCGCTGCCGTAGGTCGTCGCCGACGCCGCCGTGATCAGGCGCGGATCGGTGCCGCGGGGATCGACGGAGGCGTTGCGCACGCTCGAGCAGAACTCGCCGAAGTTCTGGAAGCCGTAGCGCTGGCGCGCGACGGGGTCGGCCGCTTGGCGGGGCAGCGGAGCGCTGCGCGGCGCTGCCGCCGGCGCGGCGCTGGTGGAGCCCGTGCCGTTGACCGGGTCGCTGTTGGTCTGGCGCGGCGCCGGGGCGCTCGAGCGCGCTTCCATCGCGGCGATGCCTTCCAGCCGCTTGAGGTCGGCGTCGGCGGCGTCGAACGCCGTCAGGCACGCGTCGAGCTCGGTCGCCTCGTCCGTCGTCAGGTCGCGCTTCTCGCCTTCTGCCTTGGCACGGATGCCCTGCGCCTTCGCGACGAGCTCGGCCATCCGTTGCTTCAGTTGCTCGATTGTCATTTGCTGCTCCTGTCCAGGTTGGTATGGCGGCGAAGTACCTCCGAGAGCCGCGCCTCGCGAAGCTGAAGCTGCGGCGTACCGGGCGCCTTCGCCTTGATCGCGGCCGGTGCGTTCTTGAAGCGTGAAAAGTCCCCGCTGGCGGCGATCTGCAGCGGTTCGGTGATGGAGTCGGCGAAGCCGTTGTCGACAGCGTCGCGCGCGGTGAACCACGTCTCGGCCGACATCCAGTCCGACACCTTCGCGGCATCGTTCTTCGTCCGCTTGGTGTAGACGTCGATCAGCGTGCCGCGCAGCGAGTCGAGCAACTCGGCCGTCGCGCGCATGTCCTCGGCCGTGCCCACGGCGACGCCGGAGGGGTCGTGGATCATGATTCGCGCGTTGTCGGCGATTCGGATCTCGGCGCCGGCCATGGCAATGACCGAGGCGATCGAGGCGGCGACGCTGTCCACGTGCACAACGACGCGTGCGGGATTGCGCGCGATGGCGTTGTGGATCGCGAGTCCCTCGAACACCGAGCCGCCGGCCGAGTTGATCCGCACGTTCAGCGTGTCGACCACGCCCAGGCGGCCGAGGTCGTCGATGATCTGCTTCGACGAGATGCCGCCGAAGAAGCCGTCGCCGATGTCGTCGTACAGGAAGAGGTCGGCGCTTTTGCTGCTGGTGCGCGCGACGAGCCGATAGTTCATGCGGTTCTCCGGAGGTTGGCCACGACGAGGCGCAGAGCAGCGACGTTGGTGGGTTTCGGCTCCTCCTCCGGTGCCGGGATAGCAGCAGGAGCCGCAGGAGCCGCGGCGGGCACCTCGGTCCCTGCCTCGACCATGTTCACCGGCTGCAGGTAGATGTCGCCCTGTTCGCCGATGCCGTTGCGGCCTTCCAGCCGCAGGATGTCGTTCACCGACAGCCAGCCCCACTGGCGGCCGACGCCGTACGCGTCGTAGCGCGATTTCATGTCGCCGCGCAGCAGCGTGTCGATGTTTAGGCGGGTGTAGACCTTGCCCTGCCGCTGCATGCCGAAGAGCTTGATGTCGACCTCGGTCTCCAGCCGGCGGCACCACGGCAGGAGGGTGTCGACCACGAACTCGATGGCCTGGTGCTCGATGTTGCTGAACGTGGCCTTCTCGAGGTCGCCGATCTTGTGCGGCGGCACGCGGAACCAGGTGCAGATCTCGGAGCGCTGGAACTTGCGCGACTCCAGGAACTGCGCATCCGTCATCGTCATCGTGGCCTTTGAGAGTTTGAGCCCCTCCTCCGCGACGATCGCCTTGAACGCACCACGCCCGCCGGTGCGGTCGCTGATGTCCTTTTTCAGCCGCTCGCGCGCGCCCTCCGACAGCGCCTTCGGATGCTCGAGCACCAGCCCGAGGTGCGTGCCGTTGGCGTAGAACGAGGCGTTGTACTCGTCCATCGTCAGGCCAGCGCCGATCGACCGCGCCGCCATCTGCACGACCGACTTGCCAGTGATGCCGTCCCACCCGAGGCCATGCGGCGCGAACATGTCGCGCGCAGCAATCACCGTCGACGAGCCGTCGGCGCCGTACACCCGGTACTGCAGCGCGTTCGTCACAGCGTCGCGCTCTGGCGTCACCCGCGCCGGGTCCAACGGCCACAGCCAGATCGGGCGACCCATCGTGTCGCGCTGGATCTCGCTGTAGTGCTTGCCCACCGTCAGGAGGTGCGCCACAACCGTCTCGCGCCACGAGAACGCGGTCATCTCCGGGTTCGCCTGGACGTTCAGCAGCCAGTCGATCGGACCCCTCTCGCGCTCGCGGTCGCCGTTCGGCAGGTCGCGCAGGACGTGCCACGAGAGGGTGGCGATCTGCTCGGAGATGAGCCGCACGCACGCCCAGAACGTGGCGTACGTCATGGCCACGTCGGGGTCGACGTAGCGATCGGCCGACCGGCCCGCCGTGCCGGTGCCGCGCTCGCTCGGGCGGTCGCGCTTGACCAGCGCCATGATGTCGGTCCAGAGGCTCATAGGACGAGAAGCCCTCGCTCTTCGTAGACGGACGGACCTGTCGGCGTGAGCGCGGCCTGCGCGATTGACGCCGCCATCGCGAGCGAGACCATGCCGTCGATGCGCGCCGTCGGCGCCGACTTCACGAACTTCCGATTGCGCGCCGGGTCCTCGATCGTGCGGGCGTTCGCCGCGCACATGGTCAGCACCGGATGGTCGCCGTGCCGCAGCTTCGCGCCGAGCAGCAACGCCTCGAGCGCACGCAGCGCCGGGCCCATGCTCACGAATCCCTGCCGGAACGGGAAGAAGACGCGGATGTCGTCCTCTTCCGGCTTCACCCCCTCCTGCCCGTCGATCTGCTCGTCGGTGAATCCGACCTGCTGCAGCCACGGCTTCAGGAAGCGCATGTTGTAAGTGTCGAAGGCCACCCGCAGGCGCGTGCACCGCTGCGCGAGATCCCACAGCTCGGACGCCACGAACTCGTACTCGACCGTGCGCCCCGGCGTCGCGACCAGCATCCCGGCATCGCGCCAGACGTCGTACGGCACGCGGTCGGCGCGCGACTTCTCCTCCAGCCCCTCGTCCGGCAGCCAGAACCGCGACTCGACGTCGAACTCGCCGGCCTCGCCTTCCACGGCGGCCATCGCAACCAGCGCCGTCAAGTCGGACACCGCGGACAGGTCGAGCCCGGCGAACACCTCGCGGCCGTCCAACTCGGCCGACTGCGGCCGCCCGTTCTCCTTCCAGATCAGCCGGGAGACGAACGGCGAGCGCGTCTCAACGCGCTGATTCAGCACCAGGTTCCGGTAGGACGACTCGCGCGCCGGCATGCGCCGCGCGTTCTCGGCCTGCTTGTCGACCTCGCTGCGCGACAGGAAGTCGCCGAGCGCCGGGTTCGCCTGCTTCTTCGCCTGCGCCGAGAACGGGTCGAGGTCAGGGTCGGCCGTCCACAGCCAGACCTTGGTCGTCGGGTCCTCGCCGCGCTGCGCGTCGTCGATCAGGATCGACAGCAGATCGCCATCGGTCGGCGCCTGCGTCGAGATCACCACGGACAGCGGCCGCTCGTGCGCGCCGGTGCCGGTCTCCAGCGCCTCGTACAGGTCCGACCGCGGGCCCTTCACTTGCCCGAGCTCGTCGTGCACGATGAACGCCGGCGACTTGCCAAGGTTCGTGGACGCGTCCGCCGACAGCGCGTTGTAGACCGTGCCCAACGCCGGGCAGAGGATCTCCTTGAACGAGTCGCGGATCGTGCACTCGGCCGCCAGGTCCGGCGAGCGGCGGATCATCTTCGCGGCGTAGCTGAACAGGAGCGACGCCTGGTCGCGCGACTGCGCCGCCGAGCACAACTGCGAGTTCGCGAGCGCCTCGGGCCCGCACAGATGCAGCAGCAGCAAGCACGACGCCAGCGCCGTCTTGCCGTTCTTCCGCCCGAACGACACGATCGCCGTGCGCGTCAGGCTGTCGTAGATGCCGCGGATGATCTTCTTCTGCCACGGGCGAAGCTTCACCGGCTGCCCGACGAGCTTGCCCTCCGGCACCACGCAGTAGCGCTCGATCCAGGCGATCGCCTGCTGCCCGCGCGTCACGCTGTGCGCTCCCACGGCTTGTTCGCCGTCGGCGCCTGCCGGTTCTTGCCCTCGGCCGCCTGCCGCGCGCCGTACTTCGATTGCTGCGACAGCCGCATCTTCGTGGCCAGCATCGCGAGCGATGCCCGCTGTCCCTGAAGCAGCTTGCTCAACTCCTGCAGCCGGGCCACGCCAGCAACGTCCAGCCCCTCGCCTGTGAGGTGATTGACCAGGATGAGCACCGCCTTGTGCTCGATCACCAGCGAGCAGTACGTCTCGAGCAACGGGTAGGTGTCCGGCCCGAACCACTCCTGCGGTTTCGTCCGGATCACGGTGTTCCAGACCTTCGCGGCGGCCTTCCCGAGCGTCGCGGGCGCCGGCTCGTACTCGCGCACGCTTGGGAGGATCGACAGGGACGCGGCCGACGCCTTAGCCACGGCTGATCCTTGACGGATGGGTCAGTCCTCG